CCGCTAAAGGCGATGTTGAAAAACTGCATCAGGACATTCTGTCCGGCTGGCCGATCAACATGATTGGTGCCGCCGATCGGTTCGTGAAAATGCTGTCAGATATGTTGCCGGAGGAGTCGCCAGAAAATGCCGGGGTAGAGGAAGAAGCTGAAGCACCTGATGCGGAAAAGTCCTCGCCGGCGAGCTGAATTTTGTCATGAAGCTGGCGAGGGAATTTCGACGCCCGGACTGGCGCCAGATGCTTGCCGGCATGTCATCTTCAGAACTGGCTGAGTGGGGGCGTTTTTACCGCGAGCAGTATTTCGAAAACGATCTGCAGGATGTTCATTTTTCCCGCCTGAGCCATCTTATTATTTCCCTCATGTGTAAGGACACGGAGCTGACTCCCGCCAGCTTCAGTCTTCTTAATCCCCCTGATTTGGTTACCGAACAGGATGACAACACCATGATGTCTGTTGCTGAAAGTCTAGGAGGAGTGCGCTATGGCCCAGCCGGTGGGTGACCTGATCGTTAATCTCGATCTGAATTCGCCAAAATTTAATGAGCAACTGGCTTACAGCGGAAAGAAACTCAGCGAACTGGGTAAGGCTGCAACCGCTGCCGCCGACCAGGTGGATCGGGCGTTTAACCGGCAGGAAGCCGCAGCACGGCGTGCAGGTATGTCAGTGGGAGCATACAGTAATGCTGTACGAATGCTTCCAGCTCAGTTTACCGATATTGCCACGCAGCTGGCCGGTGGCCAGTCTCCGTTCCTGATCCTGCTTCAGCAGGGCGGTCAGGTGAAAGACAGTTTCGGCGGCTTTGGGCCAATGTTTCAGGCGCTGCGCGATGCGCTCTTCGGCTTTAGTGGTGATGTGCAGAAATCCACGGATGAAGCGAGCGACAGCGCGGGTGAACTTGCGGAGAGTTTTAATAACGCCTCCGATGCTGCAGATAATCTTGGCAGAGCTCGCGGATTTATCACGCCGTTTAATGTGGCGCTGGCTGCTGTTGCGGTTACAGCCGGGCTGATGCTGTATTCCTGGTACCGCAGCAATTCGCAGTTGTCCGACTTTAATAAAACGCTTGTTCTGTCCGGCAACAATGCCGGACTGACTGCGCAAAAAATGCTGACGGTGAGTAAGGCTGCTGCCAGCGCGGGGATCACATTCTCAGCGGCTGCCGGGACGTTAACGGCTCTGGTAAATGCTGGTGTTGCTGCAGGCGCTAATTTCGAACGTCTTTCAGTAAGCATTACCGAATTTGCGGACAAAAGCGGGCTTAAAATTGAGGATGTCGCCAAAGCGTTTGGAAAGCTGACCAGCGATCCCACCTCCGGCCTGATTGCCATGGCGCAGCAGTTTCACAACGTCACGGCTGAACAGATTGAGCATGTAGCGCAACTGCAGCGCTCCGGCGATGCTGCGGGCGCGCTGAAAGCGGCAAACGATGCAGCGACCGAAGGGTTTGAAAAGCAGACCCGTGCCATTGAAGGCAATATGGGCACCCTGGAGCGCGCGGCGAACACCGTCGGCGACGCCTTCAAATCGATGTGGGACAAAATCCTTGATATCGGGCGCCCCGATACCGGTGCCGAATTGCTGAAAAAGGCTCAACAGCAGTTTGATATTGCCCAGGCCAACTTTGATAAAAACGCGACGGGTCCGGGCGTGTCCGATGTGAAGCGAAAACAGTATCAGATGGTGCTGGACCGCACACGTATCAGTCTTCAGGCGGCGCAACTTCAGGCCGATCTACAGACTGTTTCCGCAGAAAGCGCTGAAGCTCAGTCTGTTGCCGAGCGGGACAGACTGAAATATGCCACACAGGCGCAGGCCGCGTATGAAAAGTCGCAGACTGCTCTGGAAAAATACACCAGTAAACAGAAGGAACTGAACAAGGCCCTGCAGGAAGGGCGCATCCTTCAGGGAAGCTACAACACCCTGATGGCTGCAGCGAAAAAGGAATACGAGAGCTCCCTTAAAAAGCCCGCCAAAACCACCACGCCTGGTGGTATTAAAGCGTCAGATTCGATCAGCGCTCAAACACTCGAACTCCAGACACAGCTGGAGGTGTTGCGTCAGCACCGTGGTCTGAATGACACCATCAGCCAGCAGAGACAGAACCTCTGGAAAGAACAGGCCAGGTTCTCGGTTCTGGAGCAGGCCGCGAAAACCCGCGCACTGACGGCTGACGAAAAGTCCCTGCTCAGCAATAAAGAGCAGATACTGGCGCAGGCTGAAATTAATGCCCGCCTGGGTGATCAGATCTCCATTCAGGAGCGCCTCAATAACCTACAGGACAGGGCGCAGAAATATACGACGCAGATGGGTGAAAAAACCCGGGCACTGACGGAAAGTACCGGGCTGAGTAGCCGTAAAACGCAGCGCCGTCTGGAAGAAGCACAACTGCTGCAGGGCTGGAAAAATGCAGGGGGTACCGAAACGGACGAAGGGTACCGGCAGGAGCTGGAGTCGCTCAGGAATTTTTACGCGGCTCAGGATGAGTTACGCAGTAACTGGCAGGCAGGGGCACGAACCGCATGGGCTAACTATGTTGATTCAGCTTCTGACGCGTACGGCCAGATGGAATCATTAGCCTCTACCGCGTTTGACGGTATCAGTGAAAACATGGCAGCAATGCTCACTAACGGTAAAGCAAGCTGGTCAGATTTTACGCGATCAATTATGTCCATGCTTACCCAAATACTGATGAAGCAGGCGCTGGTGGGAATGGTGAATTCGGCCACGACTGCAATGGGCTTTGCCACCGGCGGTTACACAGGATCCGGGGGAAAATACGAGCCTGCAGGGGTTGTTCACCGGGGCGAGTTCGTATTTACCAAAGAAGCAACCAGCCGCCTCGGTGTGGGCAATCTCTATAACCTGATGCGGGGTTACGCTTCGGGTGGTCTTGTCGGTGGTGGGTCAACAGCCGTCGCCGCGCCTTTTGGTGTCAGCGTCTATGCGCCTGTTTCCGTCACCTCCCCGCAAAATGAAGCGAAGCAACCTCCCGGAGACCAGCTCGGGCGGGCTTACCAGCAGGTCATTACGCAGGCTGTTAATGATGGCATTGCTAAAGCAGTGCGTCCTGGCGGCCTGATCTGGGTAGCCCAGCAAAAACGGTAGTTACTTTTCATATATCGTTTAAGTAAAATACATTTATTTTGAGCGGTTTAGGATATTAAAATGACTAAATTTAGTATTTTTGCTTTAACCTGCTTTTTTTTGGCCGGTTGTAATGGGCAAAATAGTGAAGCTATAGATTTTGGAAAGCAAAAAGTCATGGAGTCTCTTCGCGATCCTGACAGTGCTATTTTCAAGGGTGTAATGTTTTCACCAGATAATGAAAATAGTGAAGCTAAACTTAGCGGTTATATATGCGGCAAGGTGAATGCCAAAAATGCATTTGGTGGCTATCAAGGTGATACTTTATTTTACATATATGTAGAAAGCACATCTTATGGATTTGATCATGGAGAACCAGCATTATTATCAAATTCAGACATAGAAAGCCTTAAGCGCTACAGAAGGTATTGCAATAATAATTAGCCATGCTGAGGGTACGAAGAATCTTTAAGGTGGTCTATGACTATTGAAATATTCCCTTGGTCGATTCAGTCGTCCAGTCAGCCTACAACCAAAAGCACCGACACAATCCGTAAGGTTCAGTTTGGCGATAGTTATAAGCAGGTCAGCGGCTCAGGGCTGAACAGCGAGATCCTTACATACGAATACTCTTTTACCGGGAGACCAGAACTGGGCCTTCAGATTTATGCTTTTCTACGGCGACATAAAACCAAATCATTTTCGTTTAAGCCGCCATTTGGCGAACTCGCTTTATGGCGGGTTGAGGCTGACAGTCTTCAGAAGGTCATAAAGAGCAAAACGGTAATGACAATTACTGCAACCTTTGAACAGGCGTTTGCACCATGATCAACAGCGATTACCAGAAACTTGAGCCGGGCGACACAGTCCGGCTTTTTTCTGTCGACGGCACGGCATTCGGCGTGGGGGAGGTTATGCGCTTTCACAGTCACAGCATTCCCCATTCTGAAGCTGAAATAATCTCCGCCGGGGGTGACGAATCAAAACTGGCGGCAAAAAGCATCTGGTGGCAGGGCCAGGAATATAAGGCCTGGCCGTGTGAGATTGAAGGAATAGAAAAATCGATGGGGGGCGAAAGTGCGCAGCCGGTCTTTCGTGTTGCCAACCTTGATGGTTCGATCACAGCACTGTGTCTGGCGTATGACGATATGCTGCAGGCGAAGGTCACTATCCACGACACGCTGGCGCAATACCTCGACGCGCGAAACTTTCCCGTCGGAAACCCGACCGCAGATGCCACGCAGGAAAAGCTGCAGGTCTGGTATATCGACGCGAAAACCTCTGAAACCAACGAGGTTGTAGAGTTTGCGTTATCCAGCCCGATGGATTTGCAGGGGCTGATGATCCCGACACGTCAGCTTCACTCTCTCTGCACCTGGTGCATCCGTAATAAATATCGTACCGGTGATGGCTGTGATTACGCCGGGACGCGCTATTTCGACAAAAACAACAATCCCGTGGATGATCCGTCCCGCGATGAATGCAACGGCACGCTGACCGCCTGTAAGCTGCGGTTCGGTGAAGGTAACGAGCTGCCGTTCGGAGGTTTTCCGGGTACATCCCTGATTCGGAGCTGACATGCGCAAAAAGACCATTGAGGCCATCATGGCCCACGCCGAAGCGGAATATCCGCGCGAGTGCTGCGGAGTGGTGGCGCAGAAAAGCAGGGTGGAAAAATATTTCCCATGTCGCAATCTCGCTACTGAACCCACAGAACATTTTCACCTCTCGCCGGAGGATTACGCCACAGCGGAAGACTGGGGCGCGGTCACCGCCATCGTGCACAGCCATCCTGATGCCACCACGCAGCCGAGTGAACTGGATAAGGCGCAGTGTGATGTGACGGCGCTGCCCTGGCATATCGTCAGCTGGCCGGAAGGTGATTTACGGACCATCATGCCGCGAGGTGATATTCCACTTCTGGAGCGTCCATTTGTGCTGGGCGTTTACGACTGCTGGGGGCTGGTGATGAGTTACTACCGCCAGGCGTACGGCACCGAGCTGGCGGATTACCGCGTCGATTACCCCTGGTGGGAGGACCAGTACCCGGATAACTTTTACCAGGATAACTGGTACGAATGCGGATTCCGGGAGTTTACCGGCTCGCCGCAGCCGGGTGACGTGGTGATTATGCAGGTGCAGTCGAATAAGTGGAACCACGCCGGAGTATTGCTGGAAGGGAACATACTGCTTCACCATCTTTATGGTCACCTCAGCCAGCGGGTGCCGTACGGTGGTTACTGGATGGAACGTACAATGAAGATTTTACGCCACAAGTCTCTGTGCTAACCTTTGTGAAAATAAATGAAGGAACCGGAACATGAGAAAATTTTTATTGGCTCTTTTAGCTTTGGGATTAACGGGGTGTTCAACTTCCGGTTTGGAGAAAGATTCTCCAATTTTCGCGGGACATTCGTCTAAATCACCTGATGAGTTCAATAAGTGTTTAGCTCCGAAATGGGTGGCTCTAAAAGCATCATCAACAAGCATTCCAACAAGTACTGGATTTCAAATATCTTCATCAGATGAATGGTTTGGTGCTGTCTCATTGGTTAAAATTGATAAGGCATCAGATGGCGGTTCTGATATAAAAGTCTATGCCTTATCCAAAGGCTGGAACGATCCTTGGGGAAGCACCGCGCGTTTATGTC